GTTACCTTTATTTTAAATCTTAGTAATCCACCTGAAGCTTGCCGCGTTTCATGAGTCCATTTATTAACCAAACTAACGCGTCAACGCAGTCGTCATGGGAACTTACGCCAAAATTTGTCATCTCTTCAAATAAAACAGTAAAGTTTCTGTAACGATTAAAAACAACCTTTCGATCCTCGAAAAGTCCCATCACGCCACGGAACCTGGCAAGTTTATCTGCACGGAATCCTTTGATCGCATGCCATACCAGATTATATAAATTTTCATTATTTAAACAGATTCTCTTGAAATCAGCTTCAAGTGAAGCCTGGTACGCAACAGCTTCTGAGTAGATATCGCAGGTAGAAAAGGTAGGGAAGTAGTTGTCATTCGCATCTTTACCAATAACGGACCAGTCGTGTAGCAGTTCTTTTAAGGCATCAAGTTTCTCAAGATTGCCCATTGCTCGCATACGTCTGTAATCAATAATGTGGATCTTGTCTCCGATCCTTCCGCCAAGGACAAATACTGTGTAATCGTTTTTCTCTTTTGTACCAGCGGATAGATCCACTCCAACACCGAGAGTGTCGAATTCTGTTGCGATCTCAGCCTTAACAAGTAGCTCTGGCGCCAGAGATAGCTCATTCTGCCTGACGATCTGATTCATGTACTGGAAAGAGAAAGCAATAGGTGCTTGCCGTTTCTTTTCTTTCAAGTATTCCAGGGACCACATCTCAGGCCAGTAAGATTCCTCTTCACCTGTTTCCTCATTGTTTTGGATTGCTGACAATACAAGCTGCATCCAATTGTTTTGTGGGCAGAAAGTTGTTGCATGAATATCGTCATGCCTGAATCTTGTGCCAAGACATATTGCCCTACCACCTTCAAACATCGTTGGTGAGATAACTGCGTTCCAGTTATCCTGCATTGTTTTACGTATGTCGGGGTTGCCAATATCTGCAGAGCTCTTGATCGGGTCGTCAATTATACAGTTACCTACATTTAAGCCGTTTGCAATAAAATTATGACTCATGTGATCTACTTCAAGGTCATAAACATACTCCTCTCGATCGCTAAAGAACTCAACTCGGGAAATGGACTCTGCCTTCCAGCTTTGTCTGTTACTTGATGATGTGCCACATGGCACTGACGACACAATGTTATTAAATTTTGAGGGATATTGTTTGTCTTTTTGTGGTCGATATGATGAACACAAAGATTGGTTCGTAGGGAACCATTTTTTAACTTCTGTTTTTTCTCCTTTGTACCACAACCTACACAAGTTAAATTGTCCCTTTGAAGAATCAAAGGGCGAATTTTTTTGAAATCGTTTGTCAAGCAACCGTGTTGATAATTGCTGTTTCCGCATCCCTTCATCTTTTTCGAATGAAGTTTGTTGGCACAATCCCGTGAGCAGCACTTGGTTGTGTGACTGATTGGCTTGAACTCCTTCTGGCAAAACAAACATTTTTTTATTGAAAGGGTTTGCCTTGATGCCCCAGCACATTGACGGCTGCAGTGTATTGCGGGAAGGTTTTTGCTTAAATACTGAGATAAACGGCTGGACACTAGGGAGAATTTTTGATTGCAAATTGGGCAAGCCAGATTTACCAGAAATGACTGAGTGGTTTTGTAACAGTTTTCGCAAATCCGTTGTGTGTGTTTCTTTTGGTTTCCGCACGCAAGGCAAGACTTGATCTTCCAGCTTTCCGGATAGCTTGACAATGGCATCCCCTTTACTAAGATCTCCCGCCCCTTTTTGCCTTCCTTCTGCCGTAATGAAAGGGTGCTCGGGAGTTGCTGAAATACAACCTCCACTGGCTGTTGTAATTTTAACAATTCCCTTGGTATGACGCCGTGTAACTGCTCCCACTTTGCACCAATCAATTTGATCTGTGATATGGTTTCTTGTGGCAACACGGTAAGCTTCTGGATTTTTATAAATGGAAGGAATTGGAACGCTTCCTCGATCAGTATACACTAAAGTGTCGCCAGTCAAGCATAAATGGGATCGCTTAGAGGTAACTGAACCTTTCAGGCCTGCAGCGCAGAGAGTAAACTGTTCTTCACCTGTAGTATCAATTCCTGCAAACTTGTGATCAATTGACCAGTACTCATTACTTGTTACATTCTTGAGTAAGCGAACAGATGGAAAAACGTCTTGATATTTTTTACTATCAATAATGCGTTTGATGGTTGCAGATTTAGATCTTGCAATATCAACTGTGTAAGACAAGTAAAGAATTTGAAGGGGTTTCTTTGCTGTTGTATGTACACCAATTGCCCATGCAGTGAATAAACCCAACACGGTACTTTTGGCCGAACCCCTGGGACCGAGTAGATCAATATTTGGTCCAGCAATCTTTACAAGGCAATCGGTATCTTCATTCGTTACTAATTGTTTATGCCATTCTCTATGGTGATTTGCTGGTGGCTTATCCGCTACGTATTCACAAAAAAAACCAAAGTCTTCTCTTGCACGCTCCAAGAGGTCTTCATTCTTACTTTTGCGGATCTTGTGCTTTTGGATAGCAGCCTTTGCATTCCGCCTGTAAGCAAGATGAAGGTGAGAAGGCACTGGTTGATTTAACTGCTTGTTAAATAATATCAGATCAATATGCTGTTTTGGCCCCAGCTGTTACTAACCAGTTGGTTAAAAGCGTTTGTGGCTTTTTCTCTTTCTCGTGAACTAAAGCTAGGATCTTGAGCAATATAAGCAAGCTGTTTTAGTGGCGCCTCTACATTCATGTATTTACCTGACAACGGCACACGAGGAGAAGCTGGCTTATAGTTAAACATTATTTTGTCTCTTTATACTTTTTGAATTTATTGGCTGCCTTTGATGCACGCTTAGCTTTAGATGCATCCATTGCATCTTTACGCTTTTCGTTATCATCTTTGTCGCTACCGTCTTCCTTCTTGGAATTTTTATTCTTGAAATATTCAAGAAGCTGCGGTGGCATTTTTTTCTTGCTCATTGTTTCTACTTGCGTTTAAGAGTTGTTGAAACACCTCTGGGTCAGCTTGAGTTGTTTCAGTACGATTTTTCTTAAGATCATCTATCATTCTAATAAACTTATTCTTATCAATTGGAAGTGTCGAGTTTTGTTGTTCTTCCATAACTTAATTATTCTTCAAATTGTATTTTAGCCCAAACGGACATAGAAGCCTCTTGCAGTGGTCCTTCCACAGGATCATCCTTAAAGATCGCTCCAAGCTCTCTAAGAGCCCTGTCAGCCCCTGCCATAAGCAATCCCTTGCGGTCTTTAGACGACAAAAAGGAATCAACCTGTGCGATCGTGCTACGTAACTCTTTTTGCATCGCAGCAATGCGAGCAACACCAACATCACGTTTTATTGCAGAAGATTCAATGTCAACTCTTAATTTGCGTATATCTTCTTGCATCTTCTCAATTTCATCCATCAAGATTGCAAGATGATCAGGTTTATCAAACTTACGATGCAACCATTCATCTACGGCAGTAATGCTGCCGCCATAACCAAGAAAACGTGCATAAAGATAAACTTGAACAGCAGAGAACATTTCCTCTGCAAAAACATAAAAAGACTCCTGGGACGCACTATCTAGATTGTCGTACCAGTGTTCAAAAACTTTAGAATCGATAAGCGCGTTGGGCCTGCTCGTAATCTCTTGCTTCGTCTTGCTGAGAGAATTCTTGTGCTTGAGCTGCAGATTCCCTTTGCTGTCTTCCTTCTTCACGCATCTTCTCCTTAGTGGAACCAACAGAAACGTCTTGGAATACTTTAACAGCAGCCGCAGCTTTTTTTGCTTTATCTTCGTCGAACAAAAAGTCGTAGGTGCTATCTGGTGAATCCGGAACAGAACCAGCTTGGTAAGATTGAGTAGCCATAATTAAATCTTTTACGCTTATTCTACCTCTTTTGTTTTTTCTTCTGCTGGTTTTCGTTCATCTAACAAACGTTGACGTTGATAATCAAAAGCTTTTTTGGTAGCTTTTTTATACAGACTCAAATCTTTTTGTAGACTTGAGTCTGTATTTGTTTTTTCGTCTTGCCGTTTTTTCACTACATCAGAAATTGGACATCATGCTGGCGAGACCACCGGCATAGATATCTTTACGGCCCTCTTTTGACCTTTGCTTCTGTTGAGTCATTTTAGATGACGTAAGACGATTCAACAGGTCTTGAAACTGATTTAAATCTTGATCGGTAAAAGTGCCTCCAGTGGCACCTTCTTGACCTGAGTCCATCCCGCCAAAATAAGGATTTACTCCAAAATAATTCTGATGTGGCGTAGCCATTGCCTTAAAAGCATTTACAAATAAATAATAACATAAACAAATCAAACATAATTTAAAAACCCCAAATACCACCTAGCATCCCAGCCATGGCACCCATCTTACCAAGTTTCTCTTTGCTTTGTAAATCAAGCTTTTGCATATACTTAGAAGCTTCTAGCTCCATATTTTTAATATCGCTGTCAATATT